AGGAAAAAGCAAAGCGAGAATTTGCATATATATATTTTATTGCTGATTATAAGTCGGAATATAATACCTTTGGCTTGGAGAAAGAGGAAAGTATTGCAATAGATATCATGAAGGATAAGGAGTATACCCCTGATGATGTAGTTATAGAAGCGATAGAGAAGTACGAGAAATTGCAGTTAACTTCCTCCATGAGATATCTGAAGTCTATAAGAATGACCGTAGATTCGCTTATAGCATATCTTGAAAACTTAAAGTACAACCCGGACAAGAAAGAAGAATACAAACCTACAGAGATAACAAAGAGCTTAAAGGACATTGAGGTAATACTTGAAAAGTTAGAAAAGTGGGAAAAGAAAGTATTCGAAGAAGAAGAGGATATGATTATTCGTGGTGGAGGGAAAGCAGGAATGTTTGAAGATAAAGAGAAAGCAACATGGCTCGTTAAGAGCTGAAATTAATATACATGCCCAGTGACATATTATCACCGGTACAGGTCCAAAATGAAATAATCACAACCGGTTATTATAAGAATACTAAGCATTATAATACCGATGAGTGGCGTGCTTCTGCATTGCATTTCGAGCAATTCGGAAGATACACTAACTATCCAGTGAACTCTCACCCAAACAGTATGTACTACAAGTTTTGGGAAGAAGAAGCCAGACGATCAGTTTTCGGATATAATATTGGAAGAGACTGGATACCTGGTTATTTTTATTTCTATCTGAATTATTGTCCTATCCCTATTGCCATAGAAAGAAACGATAATGAAGAAGAGAAAGATTTTGATGATTTAGCTAAACAGGCACAAGCAGATAGAGAAGATCATTTTCCACATTTTTGGGATGATGATTATACTTATTTCCATTACCTGGATGAATCGGAAAAAGCAGGAGAGCATGGAGCTGTAGTTAAAACTAGGGGAAGAGGATTTTCCCTGAAGGGAGGATCAATGTGTGACCGCAATTATTATCTTATCCCGGGATCAAAAAGTTATTGTTTTGCAGATGATAAAGACTATCTTATTGAGGATGGTATAATAACCAAGGCTTGGGATATGATGACTCATATAGAGAATTATACTCCATGGGGAAAGAGAAGACAAGTGCATAATAGTGTTATGCATAGGAGAGCTTCGTATTATACACAGAGAAGTGGTTTAAAGATAGAGAAAGGATTTAAGTCAGAGATAATAGGAGTAAGTCTAAAGAATAACTGGAACAAGGCTCGTGGCAAACGTGGAAAATTGATTCTCTATGAAGAATCTGGCAAGAATCCTAATCTATTAAAGGCATGGAATATCTCACTAAAAAGTATGCAGCAGGGAAGACTTACTTTTGGATTGCAAGTCGGTTTCGGTACAGGCGGAACTGAAGGTCAAGACTTTATGGGATTAGAACAACTCTTTTATGAAGGTGGTGGTTATAATGTTCATATGATTCCTAATAAATGGGATTCGGTTACTGCAGGTTCTAAATCCGGATTCTTCTCTTCTGTATTAAAAAACCTTGAGGGGACCATGGATAAGGATGGTAACTCAGATACGGAGCTTGCAGATAAATTAATTGAAGCAGATAGGGATAAGGTAAAAAGAGAAACAAAAAATCCAGAAGCAATAATAAGGCATATAGCTGAAGAACCTAAAACTCCACAGGAAGCATGTATGCGTATTGGTGGTACTATCTTTCCAATCAATGATCTTAAAGAACAACTCGCCCACGTAAGAACTCACCCGGAGAAATTTGAAGATACAGAATATGTTGGAAAGCTTGTCATTGATCCGGAAACGGAAAAGATAAAATGGGAACCGGATCCAGAAGCAAAACCAATTAGAATATTTCCTTTAAATGATAAGAAGCTCATAGAGGGATGTATAATTATATATGAACATCCAGTAGCAGGAGAAGATGGTGAAGTGCCATATGGTCTTTATATATCAGGCAATGATGCTTATGATCACGATGATTCAACAACAGATTCACTTGGTTCTACATTTATAATGAATAAGGTAACAGGAAGGATAGTTGCTGAGTATACCGGTCGTCCGTTAACAGCTAACATGTATTATGAAAATGTTCGCAGGTTATTAATATATTATCATGCTAAGTGTAATTACGAGAATGATTGTAAGGGTATGGGAACTTATATGAATAATACATTTGCTTCATATTTACTTTGTGATACACCAAAGGTAGTAGCTGATAGAGTTGTTGATAAGATTGTTCTTAACAGGGGTAAGGGTTCTCCGGGAACACAAGGAATAAATAAATGGGCAAGAGAACTAATCCTTATATGGTTAGTAACTAAAATAGCTAAAGACAGTGAATTAACGAATTTACATACGATAAGATCTATTCCCTTATTACAGGAATTAATATACTGGCATAAGGATGGCAACTTTGACAGATGTCTAATGCCAAAAACTGTTATACATACTATTGATGGATATAAAAATATAAATAAAATAAAAGTGGGGGATTTTGTATTAACAAGATCTGGTGTATTTAATAGAGTTAAAAAAGTGCATATAAACAAGCATAATGGTTTATTGTATAATATTTCTATTTTAGGACAACCTGATTCAATAAACGCTACTCATAATCATCCAATTTTAGTGAAAAGGTATTTAAGGAAACCTAATGGTAGAAGTTGGAGAAAAACAAAATCCGTGCAGCCAAAAGCAAAATATATAAATGCTTCTGAAATTCGAAAGGGAGATTTTGTATTGATTCCTAAACGCAGGAATCTGCAAACTACTTTATTGAAAGAAGATATTTTATATTTACTTGGGTGGTATTTAGCAGATGGATGGGTGAGTAAAGATACTAATGTTGTTAAGATATATCTGCATAGCAGCCAATATGAAATAGGATTAAATTTGGTTGATATAATAAATAAATATTTTAAAAGAGATAGAACGTTTTGTAAAGAAAGAATAGATAAAAATAGTAGAAAAATAAAAGCATATTATAATACACAGGGCTCGAAAGCTAAAATATATAAAGATAGATACGCGAAAGAAATGTATGTTGTTGAAATGCATTCAAAAGAATTACAAGAACTACTAACTAAAAATTGCGGAAAGGCTAATAATAAATTATTATCAAATGATTTATTCAAGTCAAAAGGGTTATTTTATTTAATGTTAGGGTATTTTGAAGGAGATGGACACTACAGATCAGATAAAAGATCTGATGGTGCTGTAAGAAATAGTTTGGAATGTTCAACTATATATAAAAAATTAATATTTCAAATAAGACAGTTATTGTTGGATGATGGTATATGGTCTACTATAAGATTTATAGACTATAAAGAAAAAAGAAAAAAAGGTGAAAATGTGAAAGACCAATATAGTTTGGCAATAGCTGGCAATAATTGTAAGATATTTATTGACAAATCACTAAAGTTCAGCAATGAATTTAAATACAGAGGAAATGAGAGAAGGAATTATTTGCAAGATGAAGAAGGATTCTGGGTGCCTGTTAAAGAAGTATATAAATATGATTATATCGGGAATGTTTATAATTTATCAGTTGAACATGATGAAACATTTGTGGCTGAGAATATCTTAACCCATAATTGTTCAGCTCTTGGAATGTTAATGCTTCTCAAAGAAGACATGATGCATTTTGATCCGGAAGAATCACATAAGGCATTGGAGGTACCAGAATTTTTTGCAAGAACAGCAATGTTTAAGTACAAGGCTGCGGAGAAACTAGATCCGTTTGCAAAAATTATTAAAATGAGAGAATTAAGAGATAGTTAAACTAATTAAAAAAAATTGAAATTATGTTACAGACAAAACTTTATCATTTGCCTGCCCAGAAAAAAACAATGACTGAAAAGACTGATACATGGGGTAAGGAAAATATTGAAGCAGGATTGACAATCACTACCTCTGAGACAGGATTGATCAGGAAGCGTAAGTCAGATCTTGTAGTAAACTATAATCTTATAGCTGGAATAATTGATGAGGCAGAGATAGAGAAGGCATTTAATCCTATGAATATCAAAGGTGTTAATTTCCCTGCAAAGATTCAGAACTATCCTATTGAGTTATCAAAATTTAATGTACTAAAGGGAGAGGAGTCAAAGCGTAGATTTGATTTTCGATTAAGGACTGTTAATGAAGATGCTATTAGTGCGAAAGAGTATGCGATGGGAATGCAGCTAAGGGATCTGATGTTTTCTGAAATAAGCAATTCTGGTTATTCAGAAGAACAGGCAGCAAAAAGAATGGAGCAATTAAAACATTACCAGGAATATGAATATCAGGATGCCTCTGAGAAAATGGGCAGTAGAATGTTATCGTATTTCTGGCATACACAACAATTAAAATTTGTATTCAGTTCGTCATTCTTTGATGTACTTGTAGCAGCAGAAGAAATATTCTCTGTAGATGCAATACATGGAGAACCGATAACAACAAGAAAAAATCCCCTTAATATATACACTATGGGTATGGGGGAGAGCCATAAGATAGAAGACGCAGATTTAATAGTGGAGGACGGTTTCAGATCCGTTGGTAGCGTGATCGATGAGTTTTGGGATGTTTTGACTAGTACGGAAGTAACACAGCTTGAAGAGAAAAGCAGATTTGGTAAACATCCGGCAGATATTGTATTAGTTGGACCTATTGATAGTGATCAGGAAAGTACATATCAGTCAAACTCCCAACTCATAACTGTTGATGGAAAGACTGCCAGAGGATTTGGAAGTTTCTATAATGAAGATGGCGATGTAAGAGTATCACGTGTTGTATGGAAGTCTCGTAAAAAGGTTGGAAAACTTCAATATATAGACAAGCAGGGTGATGAACGAGAAACATTTGTTGATGAGAATTTTCCTGTACGAGAAGATCTTGGATGGAAAGTTGAATGGGTTTGGATTAATGAATGGTGGCAAGGGTATAAGATCGGGCCGGATATATACAAAAGAATGGAACCATTACCAAGAATAGGATCTACCATGAGTAATCCGTCTAAGTGCTTACCACCGTATGTTGGTACAATATATAGTATAAACACCAGTGAGGGCATATCTCTTATGGATAGAGTAAAACCATACAAGTATCTTTATAATGTCTATATGAGGCGTACAGAGCTTGCGTCTGCACGTAATAAAGGAGTTATAGCCGAACTGGACCTTGCAGAAATACCTGATGGCTGGGATGAGGAGATGGTTATGATGTATGCAGAGATGAATGGATACATGATTAAGGATTCATTCAAGGAAGGAAAAAAAGGACAAGCACAAGGAAGACTGGTTGGTACAGTCAAGCAAAGAAAGTCCGAAGCGATAAATCTATCTTCTGAAGGAGTGATAAAAGCAAATCTGGAATTGGCACTATATGTTAAGAATGAACTTAGTGAGATAGCAGGTATATCACCTCAGCGTGAAGGCCAGGTAAGTAGTCGTGAAACGCTTGGTGGTGTAGAGCATGCAATAACCAAGTCTTCTCATATAACCGAAGAATGGTTCATGTTACATGATAATACAAAAATAAGAGTATTGACATTGATTCTTGAGACAGCAAAACATTGCTGGGGTGATCGTAAAAATGGTGGAGTAAAAAAATTACAGTATGTTGATGATGGATTAATTTCCAATATATTAAACATTGATAGAAAGATGTTGGCTGAAAGTGAGTATGGATTATACGTATCAGACAGTTCAAATGATGCAGCACTTATACAGGCTATTAAACAGTTTGCTCATGCAGCATTACAGAATGATAAAGCTAAGTTATCCGATGTATTGAATATATATCGTGATACAAGTGTTTCAGCTATGGCTAAGAAGCTTGAACAATCAGAGAAGGATAGTAACCAGAGAGAAGATACTGCAAGGAAAGAAGGTCTGGAATCACAAGAGCGTTCACAACAAGCAATGGTACAGTTTGAGCAAATGAAACTTGAGCAAACATTTAATATCGAGATGAGTAAAATTGAGGCAGACATTACAATGAAGCAAATGGAAATTGAAGCTGAAATGATTAAAAATCAAGATGCAGATAATAATCAAATAGAGAAGAATAAGGCTGATCTCGAAAAACTACGTTTACAACTTGATGAAAGGCGTGAGGAATTTGAGGAAAAAAGTAGACAATTCAATGCAAAACTAAAGCAAGATAAGGAACTTAATAAACTGAATATCACTTCGCAAGAGAAGGTTGCAAGACAAAGAAAGGTAGCCTCAAAAGCTTAAATATAATTTCAGTAAAATCTCAAAACGTATAATAAAATTATATATAAAAATCTCTATAAAGGAAAAATCTTATATAACAAAGACAGTATTGGTGATACTGTTGTGCATGTATTTTCTAATTATTAAACTTGTAAAGCAAAGGAGAAATTTTTATGACAAAAGAGCAGCAAAACCAGGATGGCCTTTTTAATACTATTAATGTTGATAGTATAGAGGAAAATCTAATCACTGTTGATCAACCAGCCGAAGACCTTCAAAAAGTTAAGGATGAGATACAAACAGATGGTGGCAAAGGAGATGACAAAGGTACCCAAGGTGCCGATAAATCTACAACAACCGGTGAAGATAAACCGGAGGAAAAAAAAGAACCAATAAAACCTGATATTATTCAGGTTGATAATACATCCGAAGCAGCCGGAGAAGATGAACAGAAAATAAAAGAAGATACAAAACTTGGGGGTGCGCCAAAAGTTACCGAAGAGTCTTCTGTTCATCTCCATGCTGCGTCTCTTCTGGATAAAGGCGTACTCCCAAATTTTAACCTTGATGACATCAAAGACTTACAGCCTGCCGAGGCCCTGGATAAGATAGATGATCATATTGCTACGCAGATACAGGAATCAATTACTTCTGGTGTTGAGCAATATAAAAAATCTCTTAGTCCAATGGCACAGGAATTTCTTAAGTCACTTGATGAAGGTATCCCTTTAGATGATGTACGTAATATAATGTCTTATAAAGAAAGGTATGCGTCTATAAGTGAAACGGACCTCAAGGATAATGAAGAACTTCAAAAAGAAGTTTATTCTGAATCTTTACGAATGAAGGGGCATGCTGAATTAAAGATTAAGAGATTTGTTGAGAAAGCCGTTCAGGATGAAGAATTACCTGGTGAAGCAAAAGATGGATTGACTGATATTAATACAGCTATTACGAAACAGGAACAAGGCAATAAGGAGGCAGCGATAGAGAATAAAAGAGTAAGGGATAAAGCAAATGATGCAACAAAGTTAGAGATAACAAAAATTGTTTCTGGCACGAAGGAAATATTTCCAGGCATAGAGGTAACTAAAGCGGAAAAGACAAAGATCGAAGAGATGATGACTGTTCCTGTACGATATGAGAATAGGAACGGAAGAGAGATTCCGGTTAGTGCAGCAATGGATGCAAGGACGAAGGATCCTATTGCATTTGAGATGAAACTTAATTATTTCATTAAGAATGGATTTTTTGATGGCAATAAGGATCTTAATAAATTTGCCAAGAAGTCTGAAAGCAGTGCCGCGAATAAATTACTAAAAAGTTTTGGGGATGATAAGCATAAATCTGGATCTCCTTCTGTTAAATCAACAAAGACAGAAACGGAGAAAGAGAAGGAAAGTGCTATTATTTTCCCGGAAGGAATGTGAAAAACCAATTTTTAAATTTTATATAAATGCAACAAGTATCACCATTACAAGAATACGAACCGAAAGATTGGGCTGGTTTAACAACCAAGAACCACTTGGGCGCGATATTCCAAACGCAACCCCAAGAAACGAGTAAGTTAGTAAGTTTGCTGTATAAGGCAAACAGAGGTATTAATTTTTCTATATTTTTGAATAAATTTAATACATTGACACTACCTACGGATGATGATTTCCGTTGGAGACTTCAAGGAAGTTCAAAGAAGAATATTCCTTTGAGTGCATGTTATGTTAACGGATCTGCAATTTCTGCAACAAGCAGGGTCGGTATAAACGGAGCAAGGTTTACACTGGTTTTTCCTGAGCAGTATTTTTCAGACACTAACTTGATTGTTGGTGAGCAGAATTCCGTATATCCTATTCGTATTGTAGATATTCCTACGCCTAACGGCCTGAATTGGGAATATGAATGCGAATTATTTACCGGTGATCCGGATCTGTATATTCCTTATGCTGAATTAGTAGCAGGTAAAAGGTTCTCAAAAGAATGGTCTATTGTAGAAAAGACGTTATCACTCAAGGGTGGAACACCTTCATACACGAGTCCTTTCTCTATGAAGAATACCTTCTCTATGATTCGTATGCAGGATACCAGACCTGGTAATATGATTGATCGTCCCGTGGCATTTGCATGGAAAGCGATTGATTCTGACGGTAAAGAATCTATCATGAAGACCTGGCAAGATTATGCTGATTGGGAATTTGAGCAGCAGTTTCAAGATATGGCTGACAAGCTGACCAATTTCGCATCTACCAATAAGGCTTCTGATGGAACATTCAAGCAGATCGGTAATTCCGGATTCAAGATTGAGCAAGGAGCAGGGTTAGAAGAGCAGATAGAGAGTGGAAACGTTCTTTATTACAATGACTTCGATCTGGATATTGAGTGGCTTACAGAGGCTATTATGGACCTTACCGATGACACCAATGGTGGATATGGAGATAGCCGTGAGGTTATTATGCGTACCGGTAAATGGGGAGCGTACAATTTCCACAAATCAATCAAGAATTATACACAACTTTATACTCCACTGAGAAACATGGATATGTTGTATAAGACTGGTAAGGGATGGGGACTGCATGAAAACTTTATTGAGTATATCGGTCCTGATGGTACCAAGCTTGGTGTTCTTGTAGATCCTACATTTGATGACAGAGAAAGAAATAAGATAATGCATCCATCTGGAAAAGGTGTTGCACAGTCTTATGTTTATCAGATTCTCAATGTTGGTCGTGTAGGTGGAGAAGATAATATTAAGTTGGTTCTTGAAAAAGGCATGGAAGACTTCATGGGATATATTCCTGGTCTTCGTGATCCTTTCCAAGTACAGGGTAAGACAAGAATGATGGCTTCACCGGAAGATGGATACACCATACACAGAGCTACAACTCGTGGTGTTATGGTTAAAGATCCTACAAGGTGTGCTACAATTAAGCCAAGTGTGCTTACTTGAGATAAGTAATTGAATTATTAACTAATTATAAGGAGGTAAAATAGCATGGAGACAAATGCTTATAGTAAAAAGATCCGGGAACTCCGGAAGAAGAAAGTGATAATAAGACCTATCCGAAGAAAAGGCGGATGGGTGCCCGAGACTCATGATAGCTCTTTCATGAATGATGGAGCTAACATGGGGATCGTTGTTCCTGTAACACATGGGAATGTAATTGTTGATCCTTTATATGATTTTGTAAAGGATGATGAGTATGATGACAAGAAATTATTTGCAAGAGAGATTGGTGTAGAGGACGAGACAAGATTAAA